CTGCGGGGAGGGGGAATGAGCACAAACAGAATGCGCGTGCTGTGATGGCGACGAAGCCTAAGCCCCTGCTGTTCGAGGCGGCGCTGCCCACGGGGACGGCCTTCACCCTGACCGGCGAAGGGGACGCCAAGCTGGTGCTGATGGTGCCGGAGCAGTGCGCCCAGATCCTGTCGGACAACATCCACCGGCTGCGGCACTGCTCGTTCGTGGTGCGGATCGAGGGGCTGGAGGAGTAGGACAAACCATACTGGTTTGAAGTAGTTATGGCGGCTCCAAAAGGACATCCCAAGTACGGCGGACGCAAGAAGGGCACTCCCAACAAGATCACCCGCACCCTCAAAGACATGATCCTGCAAGCCTTGGCCGACGAGGGCGGCGTGGACTATCTTCGCGCACAGGCGAAGCGGCACCCGAACGCCTTCATGGCCCTGCTCGGCCGTGTACTGCCCCTGAACGTCAAGGAGGGCGGCTCTGAGCCAGTCGTGCCGGGTGTCACCATCACGGGCTACCCGGACGTGGACGCGCTACGGAGGGCCAAGGGCGAGTAATGGCGCTCGACATCGCCTTTGTCGGCAAGCACTGGCAGGCGCTGAACGAGACGTGCCGGGAATTAGATATCGAGGGGGCGATTCGGTCGGGTAAGACGACGCTCTGCCTCGTCCGCGAACTGATAGCCGCCCTCTGGAATCCCGGCATCCACATCCTGCTGGCCCGGTGGACCGACGACAGCATCTACGGCCTGGTCGTGCCGCTGTTTGTGTCCCTGTGCCGGCGGGCGGGTGTGGCCCTCGACTGGAACGCGAAAGAAGCCTTCTACGAACTGCCGAACGGCTCCCGAATATTCATCCGGGGGCTGCGGGCACAGGACGTGGTGCAGCGGTACAGCAAGTTCCGAGGGCTGACGCTGGCCCGCGTCTACGTCGATCAGGCCGAGGAGATCCCGCAGGACGTGTACCTTGAGCTCGCGGGCCGGCTGTCGCAGTCCGGGTTCACGCACCAGATCACCATCAGCCCGCAGTCGGTCGCCATTGACCACTGGATCGCCAAGGAGTTCCCGGCCGACAACAGCAAGCCGGAGCGCAAGTACATCCCGCTGTCGGTCCACGATAACGCGCACAACCTGCCGCCTGAAGTCATCCCGGCCCTGATGCGGCTCTATCCCCCGGAACACCCGGCGCACCGCACCCTGATTCTCGGGATGCGGGGCATGAACGTCATTGGCACGCCGGTCTACGCCGGGGCGTTTGTCCGGGCCATCCACGAGGGCGTGGCGGAGTACGACCCGAAGTTGCCGCTGGAGATGGCGCTGGACTTCGGCAAGCACCATCCGTGCGCGGTGTTCCGGCAGGTGAGCCCCTTGGATCAGGTGCGGTTCCTGGGGGGCATTCTCGGGCAGGACTTGTATCTGGATGCCTTCCTAGACATCGTGCTGCGCTACCGGGCCAGTTGGTTTCCCAACCCGGTGGAGATTCGGGAATGCTGCGACCCGGCCGGCGCCAGTGACACCAGCCACGGCACGCAGGGGGCGCTGAAGATTCTTCGGGACAAGGGCCTGAGCCCGCGCTACGTGGCCGACAGCAACAGCCCGGCGGTCAGGCTCGCCATGATCGAGCGCATGGCCGCGAGGATGCGGCGACGGGCGGCGGACCATTCCGAAGCCTTTCTCGTGTCGAACAGCGACCGCTGGGTGCGGGTGTCCAGCCAGTCCACGGTCGTGGACCGCTTTCTCGCGGACGGCTTCGAGGCGGGCTACGTCTGGGACGAGCACCTGGTTAGTGTCGCCAACAAGCAGGTGCGGAAGCCCCGCAAGGACGGCTGGTACGAGCACGGGCAGAACTGCGCGGAGTACCTTGAGGCGAACTTCGGCGGGCTGCCGCGCAAGCGGGAGAAGCCGGCCCCGGCCCCGTACACGCCTTCGTCAGCGTGGCTGTGATGTTGCACGGGTTACAAAATTCCAAACCCTCAATTCTTAGCCTTTCCCGTCCGGCAGTCCAGAACAATCGCCATCCTCGGTTGAGCCCGCCCGTCCGGTGTCCCAGACTGGACAGCGTAGGGAGTGGCGCGGGATCTGTCTGCCCTTCCCTCCGGGGCAGTCCAAAGCGAACAGAGCCGCCCGCGCCACCCCGCCACCCAACATGGCCACCGACTCCGACACCCTCAAGGACATCCGCGAAGGCTACCGTGTCGATTCGGAAGCCTGGGAAGACATCCGCACCGAGGGCGACAAGGACATGCTGTGCGTGGCCGGGGATGTCTGGGGGGCGATGGACCCCACCGGTAAGCAGGCCCGCATCGACGCCAAGCGCCCGGTGCTCAGCCCTGACGAGCTGAGCCAGTACACCAACCAAGCGATCAACGACGCCCGCGCCAATAAACGCAGCATCAAGGTCACGGCCATTGGGTTTGGCGCGACCGAGAAAACGGCGCAGTACCGCCAGGATCGCATCCGCCAGATTGAATACCGCTCCAACGCGCAGATGGCCTACATGGGCGCGTTCAGTGACGCCATCCAGCGCGGGTACGGCTTCTGGCGGGTCGTCGCGGAGTACGTCAACCCCGAGGAATCCCCGGACCAGGAACTGCTCATCAAGCCCTGCTGGAACCCGAACCTGGTCACGCCGGATGCGAACGCTGTCAGACCGGACCTGTCGGATATGCGGCGCTGCACGATCCGGGAAATCCGGCGCTGGGATGACCTCAAGCGGCAGTTCCCCGAGGCGAAGCTGGGGGACTTCAGCGCCCACCTCTACGACGAGTGCCCCGACTGGATCGTGAAAGACGACAGCGTGATTCTGGCCGAGCACTGGCTGATCACGGCGTCCAAGCGCAGCCGGGTGGCGTGGCAGGGGAAGGACGGGAAGGTGGAGGGCGGCTGGGAAGACGAACTGGAGAAGGCGAAGCGGCTGCCCAAGGACAATTTCCGGAAGTGGCAGGCCAGCATCAACCGGGTGAAGTCCTACGTCACCAACGGCATCACGATTCTGGAGGAGAACGACTGGCTGGGGAAGTGGATCCCGATTGTCGGGTGTCTCGGGAAGGTGCTGTACATCAACCAGGGCGGGCAGACGCGGCGGATCCTGCTCAGTCTGGTGCGGCTGGCGCGGGATGCCGCGATGTATCACGCCTACGTCCGGACCTGTGCGGCGGAAGCGATTGGCGGGGTGCCGCGAGCGACATGGGTGGGCTACCGAGGTCAGTTTTCCTCCGATCCGAATTGGGCCAAGGCAAATCGGGAGCCGGTCCCGCACTTGGAAGCCGAAGCCTACACCGAAGAGTACCAATCCGGGCCGCCGCTGCCGCTGCCGACCAAGCAGTCGTGGGATCCGCCCATCCAGAACCTCGAGATTGCCACCGAGAGCGCCCGCCGGTCGATTCAGGCCGCCATCGGCTCGATGCCGCTGCCGACAATGGCCCAGCGCCAGAACGAGAAATCTGGCGTGGCGCTCAAGCAGATTCAGGCGCAGACGCAGCGCGGAAACTTCCATTTTCTCGACCACTTCGAGATGGCGCTGTGCCGCACGGGAGAAATCCTGTGCGACCTGCTGCCGCATTACGACGATACGGCCCGCGAGGTAACGGTGCGGCGCGGGGACGGCACCCCGGCTCTCGTCCGGGTGAACGACCCGAACGACCCGCAGAGCGTGCAGACCAACCAGGGGCTGCACGATGTCACGGTCAGCACTGGCCCGCAGGCGGATTCTGAGCGGGAGGCGGCCAGCGACTTTGCGGACCTGTTGATGGGCAGCGAGGCGATGGCGCCGGTCGTGGCGGACCTCGCGGTGCGGCTGAAGGATCTGGGGCCGATTGGGGACCAGATTGCCGACCGGCTGCACGCGATGCTGCCGCCGCATGTGCAGGCGCTGGAGCAGGCGAAGCAGCAGGGGCAGGCCAACCCGGAACAGCTCGCGCAGGAGAACGCGCAACTCAAGGCCCAGCTGGCGCAGGCGCAGCAGATGCTGCAACAGGCGATGGGCGAGGCCCAGAGCGGGATCGAGAAGGCGAAGATTGCGGCACAGGCCAGCCTCCAGATCGAGCAGATGAAGGCGCAGGCGCAGGCGCAGCTTCAGATCCAGCTTCAGCAGATGAAGGACGCGACGAGCATCCGGGTGGCCGAGATTCAGGCCGGCGTGAAGCTGGAGGACGGCGCGACCTCGGCGCAGACCGAGGAATTGGCGCTGGCGGTGGAAGTGTCGGAGAACGAGAAGGACCGCGAGCACGAACTGATGATGGCGGGGGTGCAGCAGCAGGCGGCCTTGGAGCAGGCGGCGGTGCAGGGGCAGCAGGCCGAGCGGATGGCGGACCGGCAGCACGTCCAGAAGCTGCAATAGGGGCAGCAGGCGGTGAGGGGCCAGATTCAGGTGGTCAAGGCCAAGCCGCAGCCGAAACCGGCAGGACTGACGAAGAAGTGAGCCGCGCACCCCGGCTTGAACCGGGTGCCACGCTGGCACGCACGCACGTTGCGCGGGGCCAGATGAGGGGAGGACGGCGTGAAGGTTCACCGCAGCCCATTGGGCAGGCTGCTGTGCGGGTTCTGGGGGCAGGCGGGAAGGCAGTCGCGGCTTGGCCTGTTGCGACACTACGCCCACCTGAGAGTTGAGAGTGAGCATCGTTACCGGGACGTGAGGCGGGCGCGGAAGCTGCCCATCCCACCGGGAACGATGTGCTGGTGTTGTGGGAAGCGGGCGGCAACGCTCCAGCACCACATCATCCAAGTGCAGAACGGCGGGCGGAACGTGCGGAAGAACCTCGTTCCCCTGTGCCGTACCTGCCACAAGCAAGTTCACCCGTGGCTGGCTCCAGAGCCGAAGCGGGTTGAAGTGCTGACGGGGCCGAGATTGCGGAAGGGTGGCGAGGTAATCCGCATCCTTCCGGTGGCTCCAGCAGCCTAGCGTTCGGCGGCGTGTCTACCGTAGGCCACGGGAAAAGCGGAACGCCCACCGCCTGACACGCCGACGTATTTGGGCGGACCCGCCGGGCGAGCGGGACATCAGGAGCACCGATGTCTGACGCTACGCCCGTCGCCTCGTCAGCGACCCCTGCCGAACAGGTGGTCGCGCCGCTGTCTGCGCTCGACCAGGCTGTTGCCGC